TTTTGCAAATGGTAAACCCGATGCAAAAGCCAATAGGTTGTCCAAGCCGGATTATTTGCAGTCTTTTGTTCATAAGCTCCAGAATCGGAATTGTAAACCCAGACATATTTTCGCTCGAGCTCAAAGGTGACCGTAAAACTTCCCGACAATTGATCATTAGCAAGAGCATTAATGGCCAAAAGGATTTTATTTGGCCTTATAAAATCTTCCGAATTAATCGAGGCCAGCGAAACCCAATAGCATGTATCATAATTGCGGGAGTTGTCTTCGCTGATATATTCTGTTTTTGTGGTGTCGCCGGTATGATTGCCATTGCCATCATAAATTGGAGTCGTCACGATCCGGGTATAACCTATAAATGTGCATTTGCATCGGACATTGTAAATGCCTTCATCGAGGCCATCCAGCCGTTTTGTAAACCAAAAGGCAGCTCCGGTCTTTTTGCTTATTTCGAATGTGCCCCAATGTCTCCAGGAATCCCCGCCCGCATCGACTGGTTTATAATCAACAGATATATCTTGGATTAAGTTTTCCGTGTCACCATCTTTTTGATTTCGCCTTAATCCTTGAGGCCAATAAAATACAACCCGCATTCCGGTTCCGGTAGTCGGGGCTGTATCAATATGATAATCCGAGTTATTATCTAACTGGTAGGATAATATTTTTTCAGAAATATTATCATTAAAATTAGGGATTATAGATTGATTATTTAAGCCGGCCCGTTTATAAATTTGTACATCTGTATAATTAGAAATGGGATTGCCATCGATTTTTATATTATTAATCCCAGTGCAATTATCATTTTCACCATCATTTTTATAATCGCAAGGACCATCTCCAGCCTCGATCAATATATTCATATATTGCTTATCGTCTTTGTAATCGGCATATTGAGCAACAATTTGGCCGGCTGTTTTAACATGCCCGAACGTAACCGGGATGGGCTGGTTCTGGCCCCAAAGGGCTTGCACACCATCCCAACTATAAGAAGGAGAGGTTGTTTCGTTTTTCGGTTTTGTAGCAAACCATTTATTAATTAAATAGCCACCAGCAACTTCGACGCCAATTGTGGCTGCTAATCCCCAAAATGCACCGGCAGCTGTTCCTGCCCCGACCATTTCTGTAACTTGGGCTCCTACCCATGGACCGACATATATTGTGAGGATGATCATCAAAGCCATTGCAAGCACTTGTTTATTATTATCACCGCCGCCAGCAATAATGGGAATGGCAATAATAAAGTCATCCGGGCTTGGTATGAACTTTTTGGCATCTTCGATAGCAATAATTTGACCATTGACTATGATCCCAATTTGCTCATCCGGCAGCATTAAGGCAGCTTTTATATAATCAAAAACAGGCGCTTGCGGAATATATGATACCTGTTTAATCATTCCGTTATATGGTTCTAAAGGGTTATTTATTATTTTTAGATACATGTTTATCACCCCTTGTCAGGGCACCATTGACAATACCCAGCAATCGTTCTTTTCCAATAAATATGATCGGTTGATGTTATACAAGTTCCCGATCCATCCAAAGCATGGATAAATTCATGATTTCCGAGATAAACCCCAAAGTGATTAACAAAAGGAGAGGAGTTTCGCATGGCAACGATACAATATAATTCCGGTTTATCAAGCCTTATTAAATGCTTGGATTGCAATTGATATTCATTATTTATCTTCTCAATATCGAAGCAATCAATGAATAATTCAGGTAATTCGATCCCCAATCGATGATATGTTTCTCGGACTAGGCCATAACAATCAAAAACCTCCGGACCTCGGCCACCGTTTGCAAAAGGCTTACCAATTAAATCGCTAATATTTATCATCCTAAATTACCAGTAAGACCCGGCTCTCCTCCGAACCTTGCCGCATTCCCCAATTCACGACATCGTTTCAGGGTTCGATTACATGATGTTTCCAAACCATTATATCCGCATTCGATATCCCCAAGTCTGGCATAAGGACAGAAATCTCTAAATACAGACCGCATTGGAAAGCGCTGTATCAAATCTCGCGGAATACCAATGGTCAAAGTTACCCAGTTTGCATTAATTTCGGTCTTGGTAATCTGAAATGTTTCTTCGATATAGACTGCATTCAGGTCATCAAGTAAAGCGGAATTGACTACCCGGAGTTTTATTTGGGTGCCACCTCCGCCTTTGGCATTGGAGATGACAACCCCTAATTCCCGGGTAACATTGGCAATTTGAATCTGTATGCTCATATTTTCTTTGCCATCATCGGTGATATTGCCAACCGTAAACGGAAAAGCCAAATATTCTTGATTGTTCCAGGTTACATTTTCGTTGTTGTTTGTGAGATATAATATTGAGTCCAGCATTATATCCAAAAGCCAAATCATGGCCGAATCAGTGGAGGTTTTATTCTTTTCAATGCGCGCGGCTAACGGAAGAGTCATGATTATGCCTCCGATTTCAGACTTCTTGCAAAGTAAGTTCAACTGACCAATATTTAATCATCACTTTTTGCGGCTCGGAAAGAGATGTCATTCGTACAATAAACATTTGATTATAATAAGGACTTTGAGGATCTTCATCCATCCATACAAATTTTTGAGCTGAGCCCTTAATTATATTTTGATAAAAATTCATAAAAATTTTGAAGTCATCGATATTCAATTTCGAATTGACCTTGAATGTAAGTCGCGATTTAGGAAATCGTGCCCTGCTTGTTTGTAAACCATTTTCCATATTAGACACAATTCCCGGGTCTTCGGGCTTAATTCCTGTAACGCTAAATTTTGCTTCTGAAAAAGTCGGAAAATTAATATCAGCCATAACAATCACCCTTTAGCCACAGCTTGAACAGCATCGCGGAGACCAGATTGATTATTTTCCAGCGCCGTCATTATCACCGGCACAATGATTTTGTCGGCAGTTATCTGAGCTTGTCCCTGTTTGGCGGTCACTTGGGTACCAGTTTGGTTGATCACATTGACTTCTACGTTTACGCCAGCTGCTTGATTTGGTACAACCGTCGCTCCTGTTTTTCCACCATATATTGGCTCGGGGCCGTTTTCTCCAGTCATTCCCCATTTTCCTGGAGGAATATAACCTCCACTCGCGAATCCACCGGCGTAATTACTGGTGGAAACAGCTGTTGCTCCACTACTTGCCGAAGCCGCAGTTCCATAGCTTTCAAATAATCCTGACATTATTTTTTGAGTCAGCATCTTTGCCAGCATATCCGACCAGGATTGCAGAATTGAATCACAAAAAGATTGAAAATAATCCTTAAAGCTTTTTAGTTCACCATGTGCCATGTCATTGAAAAAGCTTGAAAATGTTTGCTGCATCCCATTTGCGGCGGCGGCGGCTTCATCTTCCACTTGCTTTCCATAATCATCCCAGCCTTGCATCGTTTCAGAAAGGCCTTTTTTCCAGGAATCCTGTAATTCAGAATCGATTTGCTCTATTTTTTGAGTAATAGAAATCCACTCATCGGAATAAGCATCGTAATCCTTGAGCCGCTGCTGCAAATATGCTTTATGGCTCTGCAACTGGGCTTTATATTCTTCGGGACTGATTTGGCTATTTTGACGCTCATATTCAATTTCCCTATTGATTTCCTCCATTTGTTTATCAGTGAAGGCTTTTTTAAGCTGAGTTTTTTCAATATAATATTTTGCAATAATATCTTTTTCACGCTGAGAACCCTTTTCGACAGTTTTGAGTTCCTCGGCCATGGCCTGATCCAAGGCCAAGAGGTCTTTCTGGAGACCTTTTTCTTTGGCAAGGGCTAATTGATCTGAAGCTTCCTTCTCTTTTTCATCCAATGCAATCCCAAGCTTGGCCATTTTCTTCCGGTAATCAAGCTTTTCATCTTCATTCTTTTTAACACCTTCCAAATCATCCTTCCAATGTTGCTTCTGGGCTTCGAGAGTCCATTGATTTTCAGCAACTTGAGCTTCGTATTTGTCTTTGGCAAGCTCATAAGGAGATTTTTTGGTTATTTCAGGCGTTCCGGATACGGATGTGGACGGTTTAGTTGCAACGGGTTTAATTGTATCCGAAGTAACCCCCTTATCCAGTAAATCATTAATAGCCTTTTCCTCGGCGATTAACTTTTGATGATCGTCTTGCAGCCCTTTTAATTGGCGTTGATATTGAGCCTGTCGGGCTTCTGATTCATCTAATTCTTTCTGAGCTGCAGCATTCAATTTACCAGATTCTTCATCCCTAAAAGCATTAAGTTTATCAATGTTAGCTTGCTCATAATCAATGTTGGATTGCGTTTTCCGCTGATTATTCATGTTGTCTTTCTCTTGCAAATTAATCTCAGTAAGCCGCAATCTTAATTCCTGACTTTTAAGAAGAATCATTTCTCGTAAAGCGGAATTGACATTAATAATGGCATTTCCTTCTTTATCCCAGCCGGTAATGGATTCAGGGAGAATTTTGGCAATCTGGTTTGACAAATCAAGCATTCTTTGTTTCTGGTCAGCGGTTGGTTTGACTATTTTCTGAAGACTTTGATATTCAGCAATTAAGCCCTTTACTTCAACAGATTCATCTCGGTACTTGTCGGCAAGCTTAATATTCTCTTCCCGGGCCTTAGTGGCCGCAGTGGCCACTCCAACTAAAACTGATGCTAACGCCGAAAGCGCAATCACAGCCCAGCCAACAGGATTATTTAATGCAGCAAATCCCGCAGCTATTTTGGCACCCATATCCAGTGCAATCCACGCAGATGAAACAGCAATTAATCCACTCATGGCTATGGCGCCCGTGGTAATTCCAGCAGTCAGCCCCGGCGATGCTTGAATAAAGTCTTTGACTCCTTTCATAAGTCCTGAAAATAGACCAACAACTGCACCCATGGCTGGTTCCAATGCATCACCCATAGCTGCAGCCGCCATTGTTGTTTCAGCATTAGCCTTTGCCATTTGACCGGCTAATTGCTGCTGAAGTTTCGCAAGGTCACCGGTTTGAAATTTGCCTTCCTCCATAAAGCCGTTAACTTCAGCTTGATGTTTTTCAGCTTCAGTTAATTGCCCGACTGTTTTGCCTATTTGCGTGGCATAATCTTTCCACATGAGCGATAGATTCTTTGTAATACCGCCATTATCCGTCATGTTGCTCATTTCATTTTTCAACCCTTCGGAGGTTCCCTGAATTGCTTCACCCAAAGATAAATGAGCCTGGCGGCCAAATGCAGCGGCATCGGCTATTTTATGGAACATTTTAATAGCCGTATCTTCATCTTTATATCTGGAAAGCAAATTTTTATATGCTTGCGTCGCATTGGTGAGCGGAATAAGACCATCTTCCTGGATCTGTTGCAATTCTTTTTTGATTTTCTCATAACTTCCAACATTACCGGTGGCAACTGATTCTAAGCCCGCCATCGATGCCTTAAGCTGATTATTAGCCTGTGTGGATTTCCATATGGCCGCAGCAATCGCGGCAAAACTGATTCCTGCCGCCAACCCCAAATCCTTATAAGCATCTTTCCGATCTTGGGCAGCCTTT